CCAGCCCCACTGATACCCGTCAACATCCCCGCCTACGTCGGCATAGTCCACACCTACATGCAACCCGCGCGCTGGCAGGCGGGCGCCTGGCGCCCCGCGAAACTATCCCGCGACATCGCCAGCGACCCCGTCAGTGTCCCCTACCTACTGCCTAATGTGCGCGACCTGTCAGGCACCAGCCAAACCCCCTGGATCACCCGTGACGGCCGGCTAATCTGTGAGAGCGGCTGGGACCCTGGTAGCCGAGTCCTAACCCAACTCACCGGACAGTTACGCGAACGGGCCTGGACGTGCGCGCAGCAACTCACCCGCGAGACAGCGCGCGCCGCTGGGCGCACATGGCTAGACCTGCTAGTTGAATTCGGATGGGAAGACCCCCAAGATCAAGCCACCTACCTAGCCCTAGCTCTAACCCCCATAATACGCGGCTGGACCCTCGACACTGGGGGACGCTGGCCCATGGGACTAATCACCGCACACACACCAGGAAGCGGGAAAACCCTTCTAACCGGCCTCCTGCAAGTCTTGCACGGCGGCACTACCCACCCCCTAGCGGAAGGCCGCGGCAACAGCGAAGAAATCCGAAAAATGATCATGAGCGTGCTCATAGGCGGCGGTGACACTGGTCGAATAGTCGTCCTAGACAACGCTAAACACTTGAGTAGCAGCGCACTAGACGGGCTCCTCACCAGCCGCGAATGGACAGACCGCGTCCTCGGGCAAACCCAAACCATAACCGGCACTAACGATCGTTTGTGGCTGGCCACCGGCAATAACCTTAGCCTGGGCGGTGACCTCGCCCGGCGGTGTGTGTGGGTGCACGTAGACCCCGGCGTGCCCAACCCAGAACAGCGAACCGGATTCCGCATACCCGATCTACTCGGGTATGCGCGAGCGCATCGCGCCCAACTCCTAGACGCACTACTAACCATGGCCCTGAGCTGGCACCAAAACAACACCTACGACCCAGACACAGCCGCGCAAGGCGACAACTTCGCCGCCTGGCGCTACCTCACCCGGCAGATACTCACCTGGGCCGCAATCCCCGACGCCAACAAAATCGGCGCCCAAAACACAACAAGCACCCAATACCTAGCCGACCCAGGAGAAGAACAAGCTAGCAGCGTACTCGCCGCCATCTGGGATGCCCACCAGGGAGAACCGTGGACTACTAAACAACTCCTAGACCACCCAGACCTACAAACAAAACTCGCCGAACACCTCGAAAACCTGAACGCCTCCACACTAGGTAGATGGCTACGCAACCGAGCCGGCAGATGGTGGGCAGGCACCTGGCGAGTCCAACCAGTAGGCGCCGAAAGCGGGCCACCCAGTAGACGCAATGCCACTTTTTGGAGAGTAGAAAGATACTCGGAACTTAAGAGGACCTAATAAAAGTTAGGTGCACGAAGGTGCATAACGTGCCAGTCGCTCGTATATAAGCAAAAATAACGTTATGTAAACTCAAACACAATAAGGTTTCTTAGCTAATTCTAATATATAACGACGTTATTATTACTTGCCCCTGCGGCAACTTGTGCAGGATTGTGCAACTTTGTGCACCCTAACTAAAATAATCGGGTTTTTTTTTTTTTTTTTTAGGGTGCACAAAGACGAGTTGCCCTGCACAAAGCGGGTTTTTTTAGATCGTTCAAAGTTTGTTGCTTTATGTAATTCTAATAGTAGTAATATTGAGTTGGAACTAGACACCTCCTAATAGAAACAAAAACGAACCGTCAAGAAACCCATGACAGTTCCCCACTAGACACCACAACTAAACTCCTGGTATGCACAGCCCCGATCTGACCGCGACCATCGTGGACCTACGACTAGCCGGCTGGTCATGGCCAAAAATCGACGCAGAGCTACGCATCAATAACAGCCGCACCCTCTACGCCGAATATTGCGCGGCACATCCCATCGCCGACGCCACCGAACAACGCCACACCCACCACCAACGCCTAGAAGCCCTCCACAAAGCCCACTACCCACACGCACTAAAAGCGGACACAGACCACACCAGAACCGTCTTACAGGTGATGAAGCAACAACAAACCCTGCCCCCCGGCGGCCCGACTGGGGAACACGCACAAACCCTCCTCCTCGCCCAAGCAGCACAACAAGCACTAGCCCGGCTCGGAATGACCCCCGAATTCCAAGCAGATTTCGGCAGACAATGGCAAACCGAACTAGACCGCCTACAACCCAGCCCAGGACAAACCGCCCGAGCCTACGAGAACGAACTCGCCTATATTGACGAACTCAGCCCATGAAAACCCCGGAACAAACGGTCATCGCCACCTATCAGCAGCTCGTCCCCACACCGAAGAGCAGCCCGCTAGCCCTAGCCCGCTGGATAGAACCGCTCACCCAAACCAGACCCCACCTAAACCACTTAGACGCATTGCTCACCGGGAACCTCGCCAAACAAGAACAAGGACAATCCACCCAAACCCTGGTTAGCCTGCCCCCGCGGACTGGTAAGAGCACGCTGTGCGCCGTCTGGTACCCGCTCTACGCGCTCACTAGGAATCCCACCCTAAAAATAGGACTCGTATCCCATACCCCAGATTTGGCTACATCTTGGGCCCGCACGATCCGAGACCACGCCCAAAACCCACGCGCAAGAATCCAAGTCCACCGACACACCAGATTCACCGCCAGCGAATGGCGCACTTCGCAAGGCGGCGGACTCTGGGCTAGAAGCGTAGGCCAAGCCCTAACCGGCCTAGGCTTCGACCTCCTAATACTCGACGACGTGGTGAAAGACCATGCCGCCGCACATAGCCCGGCGAACCGCCGACACCTCTGGGACTGGTGGCAAGCCAACACCCGCACCCGCCTAGAAGCGCCCTATACGCTCCTAATAGTCGGCACACGCTGGCACACCGACGATCTGATAGGACGCCTCACAAACCCCGAGTACACACCACCCAACACAGATAACCCCTGGCAGGTAGTGAACCTCCCAGCAATCGCCCCGGACAGTCCACCATGCCCCCTAGGACGCCAGCCCGGAGACCCGCTCTACACACCCTTAGGCCGACAAAGCAGGGCCGCGCAGCTAAACGAGTGGGCTAAGATCCGCGCCGCAGTAGGAACCAGGACGTGGCAAGCCCTCTACCAAGGCGCGCCCACCTCAGAAGAAGGCCGCGTTTTCCATCCGTACTGGTGGCAACGCTGGCAAGTACTACCCGAGTCGCGTCCACAGCGTGACCTGACCAGCTGGGACATGGCGTTCAAACCAGGCGCTAACAGCGACTGGGTAGTAGGGCAGCATTGGCAGACTTGGGGTGCTGACCGCTACCTCGTAGATCAGATACGCGGCCGCTGGACCTTCTCCGAAACGGTCAGGCATATGCGCGGTTTCGTCGAGCGGACCGGCGCACGCGAGCATTTGGTTGAGGATCGGGCGAACGGGACCGCCATAATCGACACACTAAAACGGGAAATCCCGGGCATAATCGCTATTAACCCTACTCAGAGTAAAACGGCTAGAGCCCAGGCGGTAACCCCAGAAATCGAAGCGGGGAACGTGCACATTCCCCTAACCGCTGGGTGGTTGCCCGAATTCTTGCTAGAGGCCGAGCAGTTCCCCGCGGGCGCGTATGATGATCAAATAGACGCGCTAACACAAGCATTATCCCGGCTCAGGCTTACCGGTGTGGGTGGCGCGCGTGTTAGCCGGCTGGCTGCTGTGAGACATTTAGGCTAAACGGGGCATATTATGCGGGGTATGTACCAGAGGCCTATAGATATTTTCCCTGTTGAGGTGCGCGGCCCGCTTGCCTCTGGGTTGGATCAGATCCGGTTTGGCCGCTTGTTCATCCGTGACAATCGCCTTTTTATCGCTGCGAGTCCGGATCGGGGGAAGACGGTGGAGTGGGTCCGATCGTATCCGCTGCCAGACGAGCCTAGGCGTATGAGCGGGCCTTACACGGTTTTGGGTCCGTGGAAGTTTAAGAGTTGTGGGTGCGCGAGCTCGTGGCGGGCTCAGACCGTGGAGGGTTTACTAGCACGCGCTGTCCCTCAAGATCAACCGAGTAACAGTTCATGATCAACAAAGGGGCGTGTTGATCATGGTAAGCCTGTTGACCAGGTTGCGTGATAGTTGGACGCCTAAACCGGTGACCGCAGCACTACCCCCACGCATCCCCACCGGCACGCTCATCCGCACACTCCCGGCTAAGCGTGACACTGGTAGCGCTTGGTACGCGTACCGGCATGTTGGGGAGGTGCATTACGCGGTGTCACAGCAAGCACGGCTGGTCGGAAGGGTGAACTGGGACGTTAAGATTGATGATCAACTTTTAGAAGCAGAGGTTGCGGAAAGTTTATTGTCGGAGTGTTTC